TGATATTAGCCACCCTGATATTCTCTTATTTTTAGAGATGAGAAAACCAACTGGTGATCCCAATATGAGGACCCAGAACTTACATCATGGTATTAATATCACCGATGAGTTTATGCAGTTAGTCGAACGTAGTATGATCGATAAAGATGCAGATGATTCCTGGAACCTGGTCGACCCACATAACGGTGAAGTAAGAGAAGTAGTATCTGCTCGTGAACTTTGGCAACGGGTTTTAGACATGCGTATGCAGACTGGTGAACCCTATCTGCACTTTATTGATACAAGTAACGAGAAGATGCCAGAGTTTCAAAAGAAGCTCGGGTTAAAGATTCGTCAATCGAATTTGTGTTCAGAGATTATTCTACCTACAGATAAAGAGAGAACTGCAGTTTGTTGCCTGTCGTCTTTAAACTTGGAGTACTATGATGCGTGGAAAAATGATACTTTATTCCTTCGTGATGTTGCAGAAATGCTTGATAATGTACTTCAGTATTTTATCGATAATGCTCCTACCACCGTTGAGCGTGCAAGGTTCTCTGCCACACGTGAGCGCTCTATTGGCGTCGGTGCTCTGGGCTTTCATGCTTATCTCCAACGATGCGGAATCCCTTTTGAATCGCCTATGGCCGTCGGAAGAAATAAACAAATTTTCAAACACATCAGAGGGCAACTAGATGAAGCTAATCAACAGCTTGGAAGACTTCGCGGAGAAGCACCTGATGCAGTGGGGACAGGGCAGCGCTTTAGCCACCTTATGGCTATTGCTCCTAATGCTTCTAGTTCAATTATCATGGGTAATACTTCTCCTAGTATCGAGCCATACCGTGCTAATGCCTATCGCCAAGACACTCTTTCGGGGTCTCATCTAACAAAGAATAAATGGTTAAATAGCGTTATTGAAAAACATCTTTCTAGTGATAGTGGTACTGTATCGCAAAATGAATACAACGATATTTGGTCATCTATTATCGCTAATGATGGTTCTGTACAACACCTTGAGTGGATGGATGATTGGACAAAAGATGTATTTAAAACATCTATGGAGATTGACCAGAGGTGGCTTGTTCAGCACGCAGCTGATCGTCAAGAGTATATTGATCAGGCTCAATCCTTAAACTTATTCTTTAGACCAGATGTTAATATTAAGTACCTACATGCAGTGCACTTTCTAGCATGGAAATCAGGACTAAAGACTCTATATTATTGCCGCAGTGAAAAGATTGGTAAAGCGGATAAAGTTTCAAGGCGTATCGAGCGAGAAGTAATTAAAGAGCTAGATATGAAAGCAATTATAGACGGAGACGTATGCTTAGCATGCGAGGGTTAAAATGACAAAAAAATTAAGTAGTAGATTAACAGACGAAAGAAACTCTTTTAAGCCATTTAACTACCCGTGGGCTTATGATGCATGGTTAAAGCATGAACAGAGTCATTGGCTTCATACCGAAGTACCAATGGTTGAAGACGTTAAAGATTGGAAGAGTAAGTTATCCAAAGAAGAGAAGATGTTCCTTACAAACATCTTTAGATTTTTTACGCAAGGTGATATCGATGTAGCTGGAGGGTATGTAAATAATTATTTACCTTACTTCCCACAGCCAGAGGTTCGAATGATGTTGCTTGGCTTTGCTGCTCGCGAGGCTCTTCATATTGCTGCTTACTCACATCTTATCGAGACCATTGGTCTTCCAGAAACGATGTACAACGAGTTCATGGAATACTCTGAGATGAAAGAGAAGCATGACTATGTTATGGACATCTCACATCAAAACTCTACAAAAGAAAATACTGCCAAGCATATTGCTGTCTTTTCTGCCTTCACAGAAGGTATGCAATTGTTTAGTTCATTCATTATGCTGTTAAACTTCCCACGTCATGGTAAGATGAAAGGCATGGGTCAAATTGTTACCTGGTCTATCGTTGATGAAACTCAGCACTGCGAAGGAATGATAAAGCTATTCAGAACCTACATTCAAGAAAACCCAGAGATATGGAACGATGAACTTAAGGGACAGCTTTATACAATTGCTGAACGAATGGTTGAACTCGAAGACAAGTTTATTGATCTGGCATTTAGTATAGGTCACATGGAAAACTTAGATGCGGCTGATGTTAAGAAATATATTCGTTACATTACCGACCGTCGACTAATTAGTCTGGGGCTCAAAGGTATTATGAAGGTTAAGCGTAACCCATTACCCTGGGTTGAAGAGATGATTAACGCTCCTACTCATACTAACTTCTTTGAGAATAGAGCAACCGATTATGCTAAGGCCGCTCACACTGGCTCATGGGATGATGTCTGGGGTAGGGCTGCTTGAAAGAAAAATACATTATAGCACACATGAAGGCAGCTCAGGTTTATGCTGAGCTCTCTACCGCGGTGCGACTCCAGGTCGGTTGTGTCATTGTAAAAGATAATACCATTATCGGTATTGGTTACAATGGCATGCCTTCTGGTTGGGATAACGTATGCGAAGAAATTAAGCATACCGACTTTACTGGTACGGTGCTTATGAAGTCCAAGCCCGAAGTACTTCATGCAGAAACAAATGCAATTGCTAAAGTTTCCCGTTCTAATAACTCAACAGATAGTGCAGATCTATTTGTTACCCATGCCCCGTGCCTGGAATGCGCAAAGTTAATATATCAATCAGGAATTAAATCAGTATTTTATCGGGATACATATCGTAGTGATGAAGGTATTAATTTCCTACAAAAATGTAACGTAGAGGTAAAACAAATTGGCCAATAACCATTATAACTGCACCAGTTGCGATGCAGATTTTAAAATTAAACATTCTCTTGATGAGTCTTATTATGAAGTTAATTTTTGCCCCTTTTGTGGTGGTGAAATTGATAACGAAGAGGAAGAAGAATCGGACGACTACGAATGACCGATTGGCTATACAATGGTGAACCTTATTATGAACCTGGAGAATATTATGGATTTGTTTACATCATCGAAAACTTGTTATCTGGTAGGAAGTACATCGGGAAAAAGTTTTTCTGGTCTATCAAGCGAAAGCAAGTTAATAAGAAACGTAAATCTTACAAAGTCGAATCAGACTGGAAGACGTATTGGTCGTCTTCTGATGAGCTCAAAACAGATATCGCAAACATCGGTGAACACAATTTCAAGCGCACAATAATTCATCTGTGCCCATCTAAAGGCGTAACTAACTACTTGGAAGCCAAGGAGCAAATGTTACATGCTGTTCTCGAAGACAGTAACGCCTGGTATAATTCCTGGATTCAATGTAAAGTAAATAAGTCACATCTTAGACCGTTACGTAACGCTTGACCGTAACTAGGTTTTAGCATATAATAACGTATGTTAAGGAGATTATATGACTGATGATTTTGATGTTAAGTTTAGTTACTTTGATAAGATTAAAGACGATGCAAGCTTTAGGTCTATTTGGTCTATCTATGAAGTAAATAATATTTACGATCCTTCTGGCTTTAATGCTGAGACTCTCGTTTATAAGGACCATTGGGGTCATGAGCGAGCAGTATCGATCCCCCTACCCGGCGGTAACCTCAAGTGGTGGGACTTGTGGTATGCGGCAGATAAAGCTATAATTGAATCTGAAGATAAGCATCATGTCTTTATCGAAGACTTTCAAAAGTCTACTGATGGTAAGACATTATTTTTAAGAACTGGAAGTTAATTATGAGTCAAGTTGAAACTCGCGCTTACGAACCTACTTACTATACCAATGCAAACGAAGACGAGCGTAAAGTATTTCGTGAATGGTTGGGTGGGGTGTTGCGCATGCATTATGTTAATATCCATTTTCGTAAGAAAGATGGATCTATTCGAATTATGAACTGTACCTTGCAAGAAGGTAAGACGTTAGATTATGAAAAGAAAACCGATCGAGTTAAAACTGTAAGTGAAGATACTTGCCCGGTTTATGATATTGATAAGAAGGAATGGCGGTCGTTCCGTTATGATGCTGTTACTGAGATTAGATTTAACCTAGGGGAAGGTCGATGAGTAGAATTACTGTAACGGAACCTCATGGTATTACTCCGGAGTTAACTAATTATAAGTCTGCTCTATCCCGTGCTTTTAATTTTTATAATCAAGATAAAGATAAGAAAGATGCACGGTTATATTTAAAGACTTATATTAAGCATAAAGGTATGGCTGTCGATATTGATAGTGTATCTGATAGTAATATTATTCTTACGTATGGCTGGTTATCGCGTATAGTGTTAAACGGTAATACGTTACTGGAACGTCATAATGAAGATTTAGATAGTTATATTACTAATCTTAGTACTACTAAGCAAGTTATTAAAGTTGTAGTAGATAAAACGCCTCGTCCCTCGGTGCGTGATTATATGCAAGATAAGATTGCAGAGGTGATCGGTGATCTTGAAGGCCATGTAGATGCCTTTCTGAAAGAAGATAAAGAGTTTGATCTCTATAACTATCTTCAGGCTAACTCTATTCCTAAACCTTATTGTAAAGATATTGACGTGTGGGCTCGTAAACGCGGTACAGAGTTTACCGAAGTTTATAAGACCACGGATAAAGACACCAAGGATGGGTATTCGAATATCAGTCGTCGTCAACAGGC